CATCGAGACATTCCGCCCGCAGCACGCCGAAACCGGCCTGCTCGGCTGAGAAACGTCAGCTTGGCTGCCCCTGGCGGTCGGCTTTTGGCCGCCCCACGAGGCGGCTTTTTTGTTCCCGTAGATCGCCGATGCAGCCCCCGGCGGTCGAAACACCTTGATCGCTGGGGCGCATCAACCCAAAGGAAACCATCACCATGGCAGACCCCACCATCTCTGTCGCCGTCGTCAACTCCGGCAACGGCTCCACCAACCAGCCGACCGGCCAGCCCGTGCCTCTGCGCGCGGGCGGGCAGGGTGAACTGATCGTTCAACAGGTGCACGGCAAGCTGTTCGAGAACGCCGTCCGCGGCAAGCTGTTCTACGGCTCCAACGGCGCAACGCCGAGCGTGACGACCGTCGCGCTGGCGACGACCTACACCGGACTGTGCCTGTACAACCCGGCGGCCAGCGGCAAGAACGTCATCGTCGAGCGCGTCGGCTATTCCTTCCTCGTCGCCTTCCCGGCGGCGTCGACGATCGGCCTGCTCGCAGGCTACTCGGCGGCCGGCGTCGTGACGGCCTCCGCCGCCGCTTCGCCAGGCGCACCGTGCCTGATCGGATCGTCTTACAGCCCTGTCGGCCGCTGCGCACTGTCGGCGACACTGGTTGGCACGCCGTTCCTGCACACGGTGCTGGGCGCCGGGTTGACGGGCGCCATCACGACGGTTCCTCAGAATCTGACCTGGGCGGACCTGGACGGCTCGCTGGTGCTGCCCCCGGGCGCCTACACCGCGATCTACACGTCCACCGTGTCGGGCGCGGCGTCGCTGGCGGCGTCGTTCATTTGGGCCGAGGAGCCGATCTGAACGCGCACGTCGGGGTGGCGTAGATGGCGACCGGCGCCGTCCTGCCGTTCGAGGTCCAGCAGCGGCTGGATCAACGGCAGGACCAGGAGGGCGACAAGACGCTGGCCGGCTTCGGTGCGGCCATTGCGGCGATGCGCGACGAAGCGGTCAAGGCTCGCAAGGAATCCGGCATTGAGGATGTCTGGATGTACTGCGAAGAGGCTTACGTCGGCATCGACGACGAGAACCGAGCCGACTTCATCGGCGCCCGGTGGGCCAAGCCTATGACGATGGATGCGCCGCTGATCACGCGGGGCAACTCCAGCGACGGCGTGCGTTCGACGGCGTTCGTGCGGTTGACGGCCCGGTATGTCGATGCGGGAGCGGCAAAGCTGGGCGAGATTTCGCTACCGATCGACGACCGGCCGTTCACGCTCAAGCCCACGCCGGTTCCCGAACTGATTTTGGGGCTGGACGACGAGCGTCAGGTAACGCGCGGCGGGGAGCCTGTCATGCGCCCGGGTTCCGACGAGGACGCCCCCGGACCTGGGCCTGACGGGCTGCCGCAGCCGGCGCCGGAACAGGTGCCGCTCAAGGTCAAGGACATGGCGCAGCACATGCTTGACAAGGCGACCAAGGCGGCGGACGCGGCGACCAAGCGCATCCATGACTGGATGATCGAGGGCAACCACACGGCGCAGATGCGCAAGGCTCAGTTCGACATGGCGCGGATCGGGGTCGGCGTCATCAAAGGGCCGGTCCCGTACAACAGGAAAGCGAAGGCCATCACGAAGGATGCCAACGGCATCACCCTGAGCATCGTGACAAAGCGCGCCCCGCGTACCGTGTGGGTGGACCCGTGGAATTTCTTCCCGGCTGGCGACTGCGGGGAAGACATTCACTCTGGCGGAGCGACGTTCGAGCGCGACTTCCTTTCTGCCAAGGCGCTGCGCGAACTCAAGTCTCAGCCCGGATACATCGGCGAATCTATCGACAAAGTGCTCCGCGAGGGACCAGACAAGGCGTACCTTGACGGTAGCGTTAACCCTGGCGAGCGCAAGGACACGAAGCGATTCACGGTCTGGTATGCCTATTGCGAAGTCTCCAAGGAGCAGCTTCGCACGGCGAACAGCGAAGAGGCGGACGCGATGGGCGATAGCAAGGCTAGCGCCTTTGCGATCGTCACCCTCGTCAACGACACCGTGATCCGCGCGTCGGTCAATCCGCTGGACTCCGGCGCGTTCCCCTACCGCGTGGCTTCATGGCGGCGCCGGGCCGGGTATTGGGCCGGCGTCGGGGTGGCCGAGCAGTGCAAGCTCCCGCAGCGCGGCATCAACGCGGCCACGCGCGCGCTGTTCAACAACGCGGGCAAGAGTGCGGGAGCGCAGATCGTCGTCAATCGCGCGCGCATCGAGCCGGCCGATGGCAAATGGGCGTTCACGCCCGACAAAATCTGGTGGGACAACGACGACTCCGGGGCGGGAGATGCACGCCAGGCGTTCACGACCTACACGATCCCGAACACGACCAAGCAACTGCTGGCGATCGTCGAGTACAACTTCCGGCTCGCCGAGGAATCGACAAGCATCCCGCTCATCACGCAGGGCTTGAGCGGAGACACGACGCCAGATACGTTCGGCGCGACGCAACTCCAGAACAACAACGCCAACCAACTGCTGCGGGATGTAGGGCACGCGGTCGCGGACGGGATCACAAACCCGCTGGTCGAAGACTTCTACGAGTGGCTGCTGCTTGATCCAGACGTCCCCAACGAGGAAAAGGGCGACTATCAGGTGGACTGCAATGCGGCGGCAGTGATGATCGAGCGCGCGATCCAGGACCAGACAATCATGCAAATGGCGGGGATGGTGGTCAACCCGGCCTTCGGCTTCAACCCTCGCTTGTGGGCCGCCGAGATGATGAAGACCAAGCGCCTGAACCCGACCGCGTTCCAGTTCACCGACGAGGAGATGGCGCAGCAGGCGAAGAATCAGCAGCCGCCGCCGCAGATTCAGGCCGCGCAGATCCGGGCGCAGAGCGCCGAGAAGATCGCGCAGGGTAGCCATGAGGTAGCGGTCGAGAAGGCCCGCATCGACACCGACCGCGACGCGCTGTACGCCCAGGCCGAGGCGAAGCGCGCAGAGGACAACGCGCAGGCCCGCCTTGCCGAACTGCAGATCAAGCGCGAGATCGCAAACCTGGACTACCAGACGAAGTTGATGGACTACGCGACGCGCAAGGACATCAGTCTGGAGAAGGCAAAGACCGACTTGGCGCAGACGGCGATGGAATTGTCCGTTCAGCGCGAGCTCGCGGGGGTCAAGACCAAGGACGCGCCGCAGGTTGCCTCGACTGACATGGAGCCGGCCGGACGCGCCGAAGACGGTCAGGCGTTCCAACAGTGAAGCTCGAGCCTGCCGACCGCCTGAACCCGCTGCTTGCGAAGTTGATCAAGGGGTGGACCGAGGAACTAGCCGCCCTGCGCGCGAAGAACGACAACCCGCTGTCCCACGAGGAGACGGCATCCCTGCGCGGACGCATCGCGCAACTCAAGGCGCACATCGCGCTCGGCGACGAGCCGCCGGTGCTCTTCGACTAGACCCAATTTATCTGCGCGCCGCCTCGCGCCGATACGGCCCCACACACAGGGGCGCCGGACAAACGTAACCGGCTTCAATTCCGCGGGCGTGGAAGACGGTAATCCGCTGGCCTCATAAGCCAGAGACACGGCGTTCAACTCGCCGGCCCGCAACCAGACCAAGACGCACACGACCAGGCCCGCCGCCGCGCGGGCTTTTGTCGTTGGCGCGCGCACTTTGCGGCCCGCCACCCAGGCGCACCGCGAGACAGACCACCTACGTCAAACGCCGGTGGATTCCGGCCCGCCTTCGAGCGGGCTTTTTCGTGAAGGAAACACAAGGGCATGAACCCGCAAGAGCAGGTAGCAGAGCAGGAGCAGCAGGGAAGCACCGCCGAGCAAGTCGAAGACTCGTTCGCGGCCGGACTCAGCGACACGCCCACGGAAACGCCGGCAGTCGTTCAAGAACAGCCGCAGGAAGAAACGCCGCAGCCGAAGTATCGCCAGATCACCGAAGACGAGTGGAACGAAATCGCCACCCGCGCCGCCGCAGCCGAGTCGCTGAAGGCCACGCTGGAGAAGGTTTCGGGCACTGCCTTTGGAAAGATCGGCGGCATTGAACGTACTCTGGCGCAACTTCAATCGAGCGGAGTCGGCGAAGTGTCTGTCGACGACTTCACCAAGCTCCGCGACGAGTTCCCCGACCTGGCAGAGATGCTTGTCGAAGGGCTCAACGGCGCATTGAAGAAGTCCCCGCGCGGGCAACAGCAAGCGCCGGTGGACTTCAGCGAGCTCGAGAACAAGTTCAACGCGACCCTGGCCGAACGGCTGAGTGAGCAAGAGCTTGCCTTCGAGACGCGACTGCTCGCCACGCGGCACCGTGACTGGCGCGAAGTGGCCTCTATGCCTGAGTTCGAGGCGTGGAGGGCAACCAAGCCAATCGAGTACCAGCAGAAGCTTGCGGGCAGGGACAGCGACTTCATCGCCGACGCCCTGACCGAGTTCAAGGCCAGCCGTAAGGCTGCGACCCCGAGTGATTCTCTCCGTCGAAGCCGCATCGCAGCGGCCGAAACCCCCCGCGGATCAGGCGGCAGTGTCGCCGACAGCGAAGACCCATTCATGGCCGGACTCAGGTCCGGCTAGACCCCACTTTAAGGAACACACATCATGGTCATGCAGACCTACGCCCTTCAAACCGGCCGCCTGGAGAAGTTCTCCGGCCAAATCCTCAAGCACGCGATGGTTACCGAATGCCTCACCCGAGGCGGCCGTCAGGTGCAGATGCCCAAGAACTCGAGCAAGACCTACGTCGCTCGGCGTTTCGTGCCCTACGGCGCGACGACTTCGGAGCCCAACCGCTTCTTCCAGAACGGAACCGGCGACCGCGGCGCCGCGATGGTGAACGCGCATGTGACGACAGACGGCGTGACCATCTCGCCAGACAGCATCGTCCCGCAGGACGTGACGGTTGTCATGCAGCAGTACTCCTGCCTGTATGGCTTCACCGACCAGACCTACGACATGCACGAGGACGACATCCCGAAGGCAATGGTCGAACAGACCGGCCAGCGCGTGACGCTCGTCAACGAGATGATCAACTACGGCGCGCTCAAGGCGAGCACCAACCAGTTCTACGGCGGTACGGGAAACTCCGTGTCGACCGTGAACGGAGGGTTGACGCTGGGCCTACTGCGCAAGATCGCCAAGTCGCTGCAGATGAACCACGGTGCTCCGGTGACGAAGGTTCTGGACGCCTCTGGCCTGTACAACACGGAAGCGGTTGCCGAGGGCTACATCGTCTACGTGTCGGTCGAAGCCGAGCCGGACATCCGCGACCTGACCAACTTCATCCCCGCGGAGAAGTACGCCAGCGGCAAGCCGATGCCCAACGAGATCGGCAAGTGCGAGCGCTTCCGCTTCATCACCACGCCGGAGTTTCCGTCCACCCAGGACGGCGGCGCCGCGGTCGGTGCGACGGGCCTGTACTCCACGACCGGGACGAACATCGACGTGTACACGTTCATCGTCGTTGCTGCCGATGCGTGGAGCCAGATCAGCGTGCGCGGCAAGGGCTCGATCGACTCGACGTTCATCCCGCCGGGGGTGAAGTCCAAGAGCGATCCGCACGGCCAGCGCGGCTACGCCGGAGCAATCTGGTGGAAGGGCGTAATGGTGGAGAACAACGGATGGTTGGCTGTTGGTAACGTCGGCCTGAAAACCCTCGTGTAATCAACAGCTTGCCGACTGACTGACCAGAAAAGGATAGCGCACACTAACACCAAAAGCCGGTAGAATCCTGCCCAACAGCAATGGGGGTTGGTGATGCCGGCAATCAAGGTGTGCTGCCAGTGCGGCGGGACGTTCAAAGTCCCGCCCAGGCGTGCCGAAGCGGTCAAGTTCTGTTCCCTCGGGTGCAAGACGGAAGCCGCTTACGCGCGTTTCAACTGCGCGGCCTGCGGGGTCGAGTTCAAGCGCAAGAAGTCGGACAACGCGAACAGCGCCGCCCGCTACTGCTCGCGCAAGTGCTACGACTCAGGGGGCAAGCGAGTCAACGTCCGAGCCGCAAAGCCGGACGCGCCGAGGTACTACGGCAACTGTGAGGTTTGTGCTGGCGTGTTCCGGGTGACATTGACCCGGAAGGACACGGCGCGCTGGTGTTCCAGAGCGTGCCAGAGCGCGAGCCAGGCGTTCAAACAAGAGTGCTCGACTAGGCAACTAGGAGAGAAGCACTGGCGCTGGGCCGGGGGGGTCTACAAGGACCACGAAGGCTATGTCCATGCGCGGTCACTGGCGGGCGGCGATCGGGTGCTCAACCACCGGGTTGTCGTGACGCTGGCGATGGTGGAAGCAGAGCCAAATCATCGATTCCTCGTAAGCGTGGATGGTGTGACGAAACTCAGCAGCGCCATCGAGGTTCACCACATCGACCGCAACAGGGCGAACAACGAACTGTCCAACTTGTTGGCGGTGACGAAGGAAGCCCACGCGCGCATCCATCACAGAAACCGGAAACCGAAGCCAGATGAGTGCTGGCCAAGCGATCCAGTCAGTTGGTAAGCAACACACACGAAAAGGACACCACCATGCAAGACAACATCCGGCGCATCATCGGCAGCATGCCGGCGGGCGCACCGCGACGCGAACTGGAGAGAATCCTGGTCGCTATCGCGGATCGCTTCTCGTCGCAGGCGACCCGCACTGCCGGCCTGGTCATCAAGGCCGGCGGCGGCGTGCTCGCCAAGATCGGCGCGGCGGCGTTCGAGGGGGTCGCCAACGGCGTTCCCGTCGAGATCGCCGCGTCAACCGACATGCCGGCGCTGACCGGGACCATCACCGCCAACAAGTTCAACGTGTACTGCTTTTTCGTCGACTCGGCCTCGGTCGTGACGGTGGCGCAGGGCACGGAGGGCGCGACGTTGGCGGCCGTGAAGTTCCCCGCATTCCCCGAAGGCAAGGCGCTCGTCGGCTACTTGATCATCACCCACTCGTCGACCTTCACCGGCAACACGACCCCGCTTGACACGGCCACCACGGTCTACGTCAGCCCGGTCGGCGCCTTTGACCCTACCCTCCTCGTCGGCTGACCGCCGGCAACCCTGAAAGGACATCTCATCCATGACTGCATTTGTCATCAACGCGCTCGGCCAAACGCTGGCCGGCAACACCGCAACCGGGGATGGCCCCAAGTTCGCAACCGGCAAGGTCACGCTCGACGCGACCGCGCTGACCGCGACCGAGTACCTCAAGATCAGCGTCGGCTTCACGCCCAAGTATTTCCGCTTCGAGAACGCCACCGACCGAATCACGGTCGAGTGGTTCGAGGGCATGGCGGAAGACACTTGCATCAAGACCGCCGCGGCCGGCACGCGCACGCTGGAGACGACCAACAAGGGCATCAGCCTTGCCACGCCGACCACCACCACGGCGGCGACGACCGACTCGACCGCGCGCACGGTCCTCGTGTCGCAGAACGCGACCCTTGCCGTCGTCGCGGCGAGCAAGGTTTGCTACTGGGTCGCGCACGGCTGATCCAGGGCTGACGACCCACCCAACCCAGGCCGCCCTTCGGGGCGGCTTTTTCTTTTGCCAATCCGAAGGAGCGCTGCGACATGACAAGACGCGAAGCCCACACCGGCGACATGCGGACCCGTGAGATCCCGCCCGTTCCCCTGAATCCTGGGGTGCTGGTGCGCGAGAGCGAGTCTATCGTCCTGCCCGAGCCAAACGCCCCGATGAACGACACCGCCGCCTATCTGGCCGAGCTCGCGTTCAACGAGGAAGTGATGACGATTCGCCTCGAGCGGTCGTCCGAGAAGAACCCGCCGAAGTTCCACGACTTCCACGTCAACGGGCAAACCGAGTGGGTGCCCGTGGGGGTGCCCTACAAGATCAAGCGCAAGTTCGTCGAGGTCATCGCGCGAGCTCAGCCCTACGATGTCCAGACCGAGGTCATCGAGGAACACGGGCAAGACCCGATGAACCGGGTTATCCGCAATGCGCGTACCAAATTCCCGTTCAGCGTGCTCCATGACCCGAACCCGCGCGGGTTCGACTGGCTGACCAAGCTGATGCAGTCGGTCTGAGCGAGCAGTAATGCGCTTTCTGGATTTGGTCAACCGCGCCCGCCAAGAGTGCGGCGTCAGCGGCGCGGACCTGGCGACCTTGCAATCCGGGCTGTCCAGGGAAGGGAGGCGGTTCGCCGACTGGATCAAACAGGCGTGGGCAGACCTGCAGATGGCGCATCCCGACTGGGAGTGGATGCGCAAAGAAACCACGTTCCCCACGGTGCTGACGCAAGGCGACTACACACCGACGCAGGCTGGTGCGACTGACCTTGGCGAGTGGCGTCCCGATTCGTTCCGCTCCTATCTGACCGCAACCGGAACGCCGGGCGAGCAGCACATGGAGTACGTCGACTACACGCGCTACCGCGACCTGTACCAGTTCAGCACCATGCGGACGTCGCCCGGTTTCCCGCTGTGGTTCACGGTCAAGCCGGATCACTCGCTCGCCGTGTGGCCGCTGCCCAATGCCGCGTACACGATCCGCGGCGAATACTACCGTGCGCCTACCGAGCTGTCCGCCGACGCAGACGACCCGGCGGACGACGGGTTGCCGGAGCGGTTTCACATGCTCCTGGTGTTCATGGCAATGCAGTCCTATGCCTTCTTTGCCGCAGCGCCGGAGGTTGAGGCTCGAGCGACGGCGCAGCGCAGGCGGATGCTTGGGAAGCTCGAAACCTGGGGCCTCGTCAGGCTTGAAGAGGCGGGGCCGCTGGCGTGACGATTCCGCGGACCAGGGTCGACAGTCAGACCGTCTCGCTCGGCGGCGGCCTCGATCTGCTGTCCTCCTCGCAGATGGCACGACCTGGCTCCGCAGTGCTTGCCATCAACTACGAGTCCGCATTTGGCGGCGGATGGGCTAGCGTCGGCGGAATCGAGCGGTTCTCCGGCAAGCCAAGACCGTCCGATGCGGAGTACACGTTCCTGGCGGCCGATGGCATGGACGGCATTGTGGAGGGCGATACCGTCACCGGCCTGGACAGCGGCGCGACTGGCGTTTGCATCTACGTTGCCGACGAAAATCTTGCACTGACCAAGGTGGTCGGGACGTTCCGTGTCGGCGAGGAATTGCAAGTTCTCGGAACGACGCGGGCGGTCAACTCAGGCGCCGGCCAAGCGCTCTCGGCGAGCCTTGACAACACCCTGCTTGCCCTTGCTGCGCAGAACTACGCAGCGGACATTTCCGCAGTGCCTGGGTCGGGGGCGATTCGTGGCATTGCCGCGCTCGGCGCCGTCGTCTACGCCTGGCGCGACAACGCGGGCGGGACCGCGATGGTGCTGCACAAGAGCACAGCCGCCGGCTGGGTCGCGGTGGAGATGTTCTACGAACTGAGCTTCACGGTCGGCGGGGGAACCCAGCCTACCGAGGGGTCCACGATCACGCAGGGCGGCGTCACGGCGACGCTAAAGCGCGTGGTGCTGGAAGATGGCACCTACGCCAGCACGACCGCCGCGGGGCGCTACATCATCAGCGCGCCGGCCGGTGGGTCGTTCGTGGCGGGTGCGCTGGCCGGCACCTTGGGCACTGTGCCCGCCGCCGCGACCGGGGTCTACATTGGTACGCAGATCACGCTTGCGCCAGGCGGCCGGGTGCTCACGGACCAGTTCAATTTCACCGCCTCGACCGGGACGCGACGGCTCTACGGCTGCGACGGCGTGAACCGGGAGTTCGAGTTTGACGGCACGGTGTACGTCCCGCTCACCAGTGGGCAAGCCACAAAAGCGCGGGTTGTGCGCTGCCACGCGAATCATCTGTTCTTCGGGTTCACGGGCAGCCTGCAGCATAGCGGCATCCTTGCCCCGTATCAGTTCACGGCGATTTCCGGCGGCGCCGAGCTGGGGACCGGGGATGTGATCACCGGAATGTGCACGCTGCCCGGCAGTTCGGAGCGCGCAGCAATGCTCGTGACGTGTCAGGATTCCGTGTACGTTCTCTACGGCAATGCCGCAGACGGTGACTACTCGTGGACCTTCATCCCGGTCAGCCGGGACGCGGGCGGAAACATCTACTCGCTGGAGGACTGTGGGGTTCCGCTCTTCCATGACACGCCTGGCGTTCGCTCACTCAAGGCGGTGCAGGAGTTTGGGAACTTCACTTGGAACCTTGAAAGCCGGCTGATCGAGCAGATCGTCAAGGAGCGCACGCCGATCGCGTCTTGTTTCAGCAAGGCGCTGAGCCGCTATCGCCTGTTCTTCAGCGACGGGTCGGCCGTCAGCGGGACGCCTGGGCCGAAAGGCTGGGAGTGGAGCCAGATCAGTTACGGCACCAAGGACATTCGGATCGCCTACAGCACCGAGGTGGCCGGCTTGACGCGCACTTTCTACGGCGACGCGAGCGGCTACGTGTACGAGGCGGACGTTGGCCGCTCTTTCGACGGCGAGGCGATCGAGGGCATCTTGCATCTGCACGGCCTGAACCAGAAGCAGCCCGGCACCGACAAGACCTACCGCGGCCTGAGCGTAGAGACGATGGGCAACAGCGCCTTCACGCTGTACTCGCGCGTCGAGTTCAACGACGGCGACCCGGCTACCGACCCCTCGGTGGTGTTTGAGTCAAACAGCTATGGCGCCGGCGCCTTGTGGGACCGCAGCGATTGGGACGCCTCGTTTTGGGACACGCGCCGGCAGGACAGTCAGCGCCTTGGTCACACGGGCTACGGCTTCAACATCAACGCCATTTTCAGCCTTTCGTCAGCCGAGGAACTGCCTTACACCATCAAGACCATAACGGTGTTCTACACATCGAGAAAGACTAGGGTGGCCTGATGCCGTTCTATACCAACACGCTCAACGCGACCCCTTACACGCTGATCCGCAGCGCCGAGGCAAATTCGCAGTTCGCACTCGTGCAAGCCGGGTTTGAATTGGTCGAGATCGAGACGACCGCCGCGTTCAAAGCGCCGGACGGCGAGGCGCCGGTTACGCTGCCCGCCGCAGCCGAGCGCGCGAGCAAGTCATTCGTCTTCGATGCCAACGGTGCGCCGGCCGTCGCCACGGCGGCCACTTCTGCTGAGATGGACGCGGCAGTGGCCGCCGCTGTCTCTGCCGCCGCAGATGCCGCTACCGCCTCCGCAGCCGCCGCTTCCGTGACGGGATCTGCCAACGCCATCAACTATCTACTGATTCAGCAAGGAGTCATGTAATGAGTTCAACCGCTGCATTCGCCTCTACCGTTGCCCCCGACCTAGCCGTCCTGAGCGCGGCCAACACCAACCGCGACGGCACCGGGACGCTGGTTGACGTCTCCGTGGGAACGACCAACGGCGACCGCATCGAGGACATCGAGATCTGCGCGACTGGGGCCACGACCGCAGGAGTGGTCCGCTTCTACATCTACGATGCGACGAACACCCGGCTCGTCAAAGAAATCCTCGTGACCGCCGTCACCCCAAGCACGACTCAGGCGGTCTGGTCCTACAAGCTCGTCGACCTGGGATGGCTGCTCAAACTGAACTGGAAACTCAAGGCCAGCACGCACAACGCCGAGACGTTCAATGTCTACGTGAGCCGCAAGGGGAGTTTCTAAGTGAACTTCGGACTTACTCCGGCGTTTCCAGTTCGCAGCGCCTCGTCGGGCGCTCCGCTGCGCGTGGTCGAGCTCACGAGCGGGAGCGGCACATTCGATCCGATCGCGCCGCGATCTTGGTGTCGCGTGACGGTTGTTGCCGGGGGCGGCAGCGGGGGCCGTCCTGCAGCCAGCGGACCAGGGGCTGGCGGTGGAGCAGGCGGAGGGTCTAACACACGATGGGTTCGCATTGACGGGAGCGTGACCTACTCGGTGGGAGCCGGTGGCGCTGTGCAATCGACCCTGAACACGGCCGGCAACGCAGGCTCGAGCTCTCGCTTTTGGAGCATCGCCGCGAGCGGCGGGGCAGGCGGCCCGGCCATTGGTGGGTCCGGCGCTATAGGCGGCATTACCGGCACCGATGATTCGGTGCCGGGCGGTAACGGCACTGTGGGCGGTTCCGGCGGTCGCGGTGGCACGACGACCAACTCTCCCGGCGGAAAGGGCGCGTCGAGCGGGTACATGATCGACGGGAACTACCAGAACGGAGTGTCAGCTGGCGGCGGTTCGACGGGCGGCGCCTACGGCGGCGGCGGTGGCGGCGGTGACAGTGCGTTCGGCGTTGGCGGCGATGGCGGCGCCGGCAGTGCAACCAACGGTGCGAGCGGAAGCAGCGGATCGGGCTTCGGCAGCGGCGGCGGCGGCGCTGGGGGAGGTTCGACACCCGGCAACGGCGGCGCCGGGGCCGGCGGCGTCATCATCATCGAGGAGTTCGGGGCATGAAGCGATGGGCGCTCGTAAGCGACGGATACGTCATCAATGTTGTCGAGCAAGACGTCGCGCCGACCACCGGCGCGTGGGTCGAATGCACGAATCAGCCAATCGGACCGGGATGTACGTGGAACGGGTCCGTGTTCGGCCCGGTGCCCGCGACCGTCTACAAGCTCATCAAGACCACCGCGTTTTGGGATCGGTTCAGCAATGGCGAACTGGTCGACTATGACGTGGCGATGCAGCACGACCCATCTGCATCCTCGAACGCCAAGAAGTCGGCGGCGAAGTTGCGCATCTTCCGACAGTCGGCGAGCGACGACGGGTTCGTCAAGTTGGGGTCGAGCAAGACTGTGACGTTTGTTGCCGACCTCGAAACGTCCGGCGTCATCGCCGCCGGCCGCGCGGTGCAGATCACCGGAACCCCGATCACGCCTGATGAGGCGTACCTGAAAGCATAGAGGCGACGCAATGGCAACTGGAATCCTCGAAACCGCTGCGCCCGCGCCGCCCCCCGCGCCCAAGCCGGAAGACGATTGGTACAACAGCTACATCACGTCCGCGCCGGACCCGATGAAGACCTACGAGGCAGAGATGGCATCGGCGGCGACCTGGACGGTGGCGCCGGATCAGACCGTCCAAAATCAGATCGAGGGGATCATCAAGAAGGATTCCCCGCTGATGCAGATGGCGCGCACGCAGTCGCTTCAAGACCAGGCGGCGCGCGGGCTCGGCAACTCGAGCCTTGCCATTGGGGCTGGGCAACGTGCGGTCTACGGCGCGGCGACGCCGATTGCCTCGCAAGACGCTTCGACCTACGCCAACGCGGCGCGCACGAACGCCGAACTCGCAACGCAAGTCAACCTTGCCAATGCCGGGTTCAAGAACGATGCTTACAAGTTCAACGCCGGGGCGTTCAACACGTCCAGCCTGCAGCAGCGCGACCTGATTGCGCAGCATCAGCGCCAGCAAGAATCAATCGACGCTGACTGGAAGAAGCAGCAGTCGTTTCAGGAGTACGACGCCGCGCTTAAGACGCTTTTGCAGCGCAATGACCTGTCCGCGCAAGAGCGGTTGCAGGCGAATGCCCTTGCGGCCGAATGGCAGAAGCAACAGTCGTTCCAAGCGTATGACTCGGCGCTCAAGATGGCGCTCCAGTCAGCCGACCAGGCGGGCAGGGTGCAGTTGCAGAACTTGGACAGCTCCACGCGCCTGCAACTTGCAGACATCGAGCAGAAGTACAAGGTCGGCATGCAGACCAGTGCGAGCATGGCTAGCACATACCAGTCGATGATCGACAGCATCACTCAGATCATGGCAAACACCGATCTTGATGCCCCCGCCAAGCAAGCGGCGATCGACAACATGACGGTTCTCTACGATGCCGCGCTGAAAAGCCAGGAGGCGATCAGCGGGCTCGACCTGGGGGATCTGCTGGTTTTTGATGACGCCCCCGCGCCCGCGCCTTCTCCCGCGCCGGCCCCCGCACCTGCGCCCGCGCCAGGACCGGCCCCGGCTCCCGCGCCGATTTATCAGAACCCGAGCGACGGTCCGTGACGTGACCCCGCAAGCCACTTCTTTTGCCGCCTTCAGCGGGTGGCCGTCAGAGTGGGCTGAATCGCTCGAGGGCTGGGAAATGGTTCCGCTGGAGATAGACGGCGAAACCGCGGGCGTCGCGGCGCTGGACGGGACCGAGATTCACTTTGTTCTCGCCGAAGGCTGGCGAGGGCGTGGCATCACGCGGGCCAGAACACGAGAGTTTCTAGCCCCGCTCCTAGCCCGCCGAGGCTACCTGACGACACGGGCCATCAACCCGCGGCCGCAACAGCGCGAGTTTCTGGAGCGGCTCGGCTTTCGTCGCACCTGGACGCAGCAAGACGGGACCGAGCACTACATGCTGACTTGCCTGCCGTTCGACAAGAAGGACTGAACCATGCCGATGCTCATACCAATCGCCGCCGCTGCGGGCTCCATCGCCGCCGGGGTTTCCGCAATCGGCGCCGGCGCGGCGCTCGTCGGCGGCGCAATGATCGCCGGGGGCGCTCTGACCGCCATTGGCGCCGTCACCAAGAACGACAAGCTGATGAAGATTGGCGGTCTGGTGAGCCTCGCTGGCGGGATCGGCGGGCTGGCTACGTCTGCATGGGGCGCCGCTGGCGCCGCATCCGGGGCGCCAGCGGTAGGCGTTGTCGACCAAGCTGCGCCGATGGGGCTGGAGTCGCTCCGCGCTAGCGAACTGGCCGGCACGGCAGCGACAAACGCGGCGATGTCCGGCGCAGCCGGCGCGACCGGAGCGAACACGGTGGCGAGCAGTCTTGGCGACACCGTGAACGGCGTCGGCAAATGGATGTCGCAGAACAAGGAACTCGTCAACACCGGAGCGGGGATTCTCTCCGGCTCGATGAAGCAAGCCTCGGATCAGGACTTGCTCGCCGAGAAGTGGCGCCAGGAGGACGAGGCGATCGCACGCCGAAGGGCGCAGTTGAGCCAGAGCATTCTTGGCCTGCGGATGCCTCAGTACGTCCCGCCGGGCGCGACGACCAACGCGCCGCCGACCGTCGTTCCGACCACGTTCGCGCCGACGACCTACGCGCCGACGATCTTCGCGCCGAACACGCAACCGTCTTACAAGGGCTGACATGGGAATCCTGCAACAAGCGAACCCGAAGACTGTCCCGAAGGCCGCCCCGCAAGCCGCCCAAGATGGCGACCTGTCGCCTGCGTCGATGCTGGCGAGGATGAAACTCTCGCCCAAGCAAAAGCCGCAACTCGACCGCATCGTGGAAGCCGGCAAGCGCGTGATGTTCGACGAGAAGACCCATCACCTGATGCTCGAGTCCATGCAAGGCGACGCGCCGATCGAGCAGAAGATCGGGGGCGGCGTTGTCTCGTTGATGGGAGTGCTGTGGAACGAGTCCAAGCAGTCGCTTCCGCCCGAACTCGTCATCCCCGCGGGCGTGGTGCTGGTCGCCGAAGCCTGCGACTTCCTGAACCAGTCGGGGAGCCCTGTGACGCCGGAGCAGCAGGGCGCGGCGACGGAATTCATGATCGACACCATCTTCAAGGGGGCCGGCGTGGACAGCAACAACCTTGAGGGGACTGCACAGCAGGGACAGGCTGCGCAAAACCAGGCGCAAATGCCCCCCACTTCTGCGCCGGTTCCTGCGCGGCCGAAGGGGGCTCTAGCATGAGCTGGGGCGGCATCCTAGCCTCCGGCCTTGCTGGCGGCGCAAATGCGGTGGGCAACATCACCGCCGGCATGATCGACCAGGAGCGGCGGCTGCAGAGCGCGCAAGTCCTGTCCGACATCGAAGAAAAGAAGCAGATGCGCATTGCGGAGCGGCTGCAACAGATGCACCGCGACCAGCAGACATACAACACGAGCGGCCAGGGTGGCGAGGAACTGCTAGGGTTCGCGCGGCGCACTGGAGAGCAGGCCAACGACGTTGCGCTAAAGGGTGAGGTCGCCAAGGCGTCCAACCCGCAGTTGCGCCAGGCCGCGATCGACACCGAAACCGCAAAGACGAAGGCCAAGCACGATCAAGAAAAGGAACTCGCCATCGCCGACGCGAACGACCCGGCCTATATCGGCGCGGTCACGAAGCTCAAGCTCGCCGACCCGGAAGTAGCGCAGCGCATCGCCGCGTCGCGCGCCCAGGTCGCCGCGTCCGGCGCCAGCGTTGGCTTGATCCAGGCGCAGACCGAGGGCGTCAAACTCAACAACGACGACAAGAAGACGCTGGACAAGCTCTACAACGACGCGAGCACGATCCTGTCCGACACGACCATCGACGACGCCGAGCGGGCGAAGCGCTACACGAAGGTATCGCAGCAGATCGTGCTGATGAAGTCCAAGACCGGCCAGGCCGCCGGGCGCGACCCGGAGCTTGACACGCAGACCGTGACCGAGGAGAAAATCGATCCCGAGACGGGGAACGTGACCAAGACGACGCGCAAGGAAGTGCGCCGGCCGGGTAGCGGTGGAGGCGCCGCAAAGCCGACCGAGGCCCAGGCGCACGCCGAAGCGCAGGCCGCCATCAAGCAGGGCAAGCCGGCCGACGCGATCAACGCGCGACTGGTCGAGTTGGGCTACAAGCCGCTGACCGCTGCCGCTGCGTCGGCGAAGGCGGGCGGCATCCTGCCGGCGAAGCCAGCGGCGGACCCTATCACCACGCTCGACGAGCGCACGCTGCGCCAGATCGCGGAGATCCAGGGACACAAAGACCAAGCGCGCGCACGGGCTGAACTCGAGCGGCGATCGAGCAGTGCCGTTGAGCCCGACATGGCCGGAATCGGTTTCGGCTACACCGGGGGCTGACCGCGCATGGGCCTCTTCGACGACATCGGCCTGGACGGGGTTCGGGCGCCGGCTGGGGCCGGACTGTTCGACGACATCAAGGCTCAGGAACCGTCCGGCGACACATGGCGCGGCCTCAAAGAGTCGTTCCAGCAACTCCCCCAACTCGGCTACGGCATCCTCGCGGGAGCCGGCGCGGCCGCGGAGAACGTGGTCGGCGAGGGCGGCATTGCCACCGGCATCAAGAAGGCGGGCGTCAAGGGCTACACGGAATGGGGCGACAAGATCGCCGCCGGATCGAAACCCTCGGACTCGATCGACTACTCGTGGGAGCAGGCCAAACAGGGCAACTTCGGCGCTCTCGTGGATTGGCTCCAGCACGGCATCGGCTATGTCGGCGGTCAGGGGTTGCAGATGTTGGCAACTGCCGGCATCGGCGCCGCGGGCGGCAAACTCGTCGCCGGCACCGCCGCCAAGCAGATCGCCGAGGGCATGGTCGCCAAGGAATCCGCCAGGCTCGCCGCTGCCGGGATCGCAGCCGACCAGATCGAGAAGGCGGCGGTAGCCAACGTCGCCAGCAAGTTCGCCACTATCGGCATGAACACCGCTCTAGGCGGTGCTGCGGTCGGCATGGAGGGCGGGGAGATATTCGGCGGGCTGACGCAAGAGGCCGAGAAGGAAGGTCGGAAGCTGACGGGCGGCGAGCTCGGCAAGGCGTTCGGTGCGACCCTCGCTGCCGGTGGATTGGAGTTCGTCGGCGACAAACTGGGCCTGGACATCGTACTTGGCAAGTCCAAGTTCCTCAAGCCGGCCGAGTTTGCCAAGGGGATCACCGGACGCGCGGGCCGGGGGCTCATCGCGGGCGGATTGCAGGCGCCGATAGAAGCCGGGACCGAGTACGGGCAGACGCTTCTCGAGGAGTACGGCAAAGGCAACGACCCGACCAGTGGCGAATCGCTCAAGCAGGCGCGCGAGAGTGCTTGGCTGGGAGCCCTCGGCGGGGCGGTGGTCGGTGGCGTGGGCGGGGCGATCCAGCCCGCCAAGCCGCGCCCGCAAGAAGAACGTCCAATCACCGATGGCATCGACAAGATCGCCGCCGCCGGGAGCGTGGATGAAGCCATCGCTGCCACCGCCCAGGTCGTCAGCGGCAAGTCGAGCGAACCAACGCCGGCTGAACGCATCGCCTCGGTCAAGGCATCGGTCGACATGGACTCCCTGCGCGCCAAGTACGGGGACCAGAGCGCGGCCGAGTTCCTGAACAGTTTGGCGCAGGCGCAGAACCCGCGCGTTCCGCAAGCCGTGCGCGAGAAGCACCTTCAGGCGGTCGAGACGCTGCTGTTCGAGTTGAACGCCAGCCGCGCGGCACCGGACCCGCTCGCACTGCCAGGCCCCGCCGCGCAGCCCGCGCTCGGCTACGAAGGCGCACCGCTGCAGATCGGCATGGGCAGCACGCCGACCGGGACGATGCGCGTCGGGCCGGATGGTCAAGCTTTCCCCGAAACCGTCGCCGATCTGAATGCGCCGCGTGCTCCGGCCCCGGACGGGATGGTGGATCAGGCGCCCATCGGCGGCACCCCTGGGGCCGGAGTCATGGTCGGCACTGGTACGCTGCAGACCACCGCCCGTCCAGCCCCGGCCGCCCCGCTTGCCCTGGAGGCACCAACCCGTGAGACAGCACCGCAGCCGTCCCCAACTGTCATCCCTGCCGAAGTGGCTGCGCCAGCCGGTGAAGTTCGGGGTACTGAGCCTGCCGGAAGCGGACCAGTTCTACCGACTGTGGAAGCGAACGCCAGCGGGCGAGTCGATAGTCCTGCCACCGCAGTTGCGCGGGACGGCCGAGAAACTGTATTTGTGGGAGCGGCATCCGCCGACGCAGAGCAAGCACTGAGCGTAGACCCCCTTTCGCTTGGAAAGGAGGAACTGAATCGCCGCATCGCGGATGTTGTAGCAGCAGGCGACGCGCCGGACTCTATCCGTGGGCTTCAGGTTCTGCGGCGGCGGTTCGTCGAGGCCACCGGCAAGTCGTCGATCCCGCCCGCAGGGTCGCGGCTGTTGCCGATGCACCCAGCAGCGCCAGCCCAATCACATCCGAATCCGGCCCCCGAAGTCGTCGCCCCGGCGTCGGGCATCACATCCGAATCCGGCGCCGAACTCGGAACCGACCTCACCACCCTGAAACGCCAGTGGCAGGACGCGGTACGCGCGAACGACTCGGCGCTGGCGACTCGGATCAACGCGCGCATC